CAGCTTTTCAATGCTGGCCAGATTGAAGCCACCGGCAATCGCGTCTTCCATCGTGATGATGTAGCGCCACTGGCCATCCGCGCACAGGCGGCCGCCGTCGCGCATAGCATCGAACGTAGGAAACTCAACGGCGGCGCGCTTCTTGCTGCCGCGCTTCCATTCTTCGCCCGTCCAGAACGGGTAGGCCTGATGCGTTTTGGCAGACGGCGTGGAAAAGTAGGTGGTGCGCCATTTGTCGTGCGTGGCCATTGCCGATGCGACTTCGTTAAGCCTGGCGAAATTCGGTACCCAGAAATATTCGTCGCAATACAGGTGGCCGCTGTATGACTGCGCGGTATTTTTGTTGGTGGAAAGGAAACGCAGCTCCGCGCCGTTACTCAGGCGGATAGGGTTGCCGGTCAGCGTGATGCCGAAATATTCCTGGGCAATGTTCACGATGTACGAGCGGAACACCTCCGCCTGCGCGCGCGATGCGGATAAGAAAATCTGCGGATCGCCGGTCAGCACGGCATTTTCAAACGCCTCAAACGCAAAATACCAGGTCGCGCCTATCTGGCGGCTTTTAAGGATGTTGCGCACCTGCTGGCCAATGTTGATACGCAGATGCATCTGGTAGCCAAACAGATGTTCTTCAGCCCAAACGTTGAGATCGTCAGCGCTAAGCCCGGAAATATCGTTTTTGTTGTACTTGCGCTTGCCGCGTGGCGTGTCGCTGCCTTCGTTATTGGCATAGTTTCCGCCGTCGCCGGATGTATCAGGACGTGCGGCGGCCATCTTCTCTTTGTGCTTGTTCTGCTGCGCGCGCAGTTTCACCGAGTGCGCGATCAGCTGTTCCAGTTCTTTCAGCTCAAGCTCTGTTTTGCCGTCGCGTTTGGTCAGCAGCTGGATGCGGCGCTCAATCGCGTCCTCCGTACTTTCATGGCTGAGCATGTTGGCCCAGCCTTCTTTTTCAGCCCAATAGTAAATAATCCGCGCGTTTGGCAGATTTAATTCACTGGCGATTTCCTTTGGCGTGTATCTCCTTAAATACAGGGCGCGCGCAACGCCGCGTAATTCTTCACTGTATTTTGCCATCAGTCCTTTTCCATTTGTTTATTTGTCTGGTGGCCATTATGCCGCCGTGATGAAAATAAAAATTCCGCTTCAATTCGCATGGCTTCGACTAATTAACGTTATCCGAATGTATTGGAATTTAGCTGGATGCGCAGGGCGTTTTATTTGTGAATAATGGCCCTGCTGTTACGGAGGGCGAAAAAATATATGTCACAGCTGAGCACTGACTGGTTGTGTATTGCCACCGAGGGGGACACGGTAGACCGCAGGGAATTAAGGCGAGAGTGGTTAATTGATGCTGCTGAAACATATAACCCTGAATTATACGCTGCACTTATTTGGCCGGAGCATGAACGCGATTACGGAAATGGTGGCAGCGTAAAAGAAGTTATGTGGCAGGAAGGAGAGGACGGGCTGGTAAGGCTGTACGCAAAAATCGTTCCTAACCTGAGCCTGATTGAAGCCAACAAACGCGATCAGCTTATTTACTTCTCGGTTGAACTGACTGAAGACGGAGACTTTCGCGGCACGGGGCGTTCCTATCTTGAGGGGCTGGGCGCAACGGATTCACCTGCGAGCGTAGGCACCACACGAATGCGCTTCAGTACGCGCAAAAATATTAAGTCCGGCAGCTATCGCTATAAGTTTGGCCGGGACGGAAAAGTTAAACAGGAAACAGAAATGAAAGAATGGCAGAAGCTGTTTGGAATTAAGCCGAAGAAATTCGCCGAAGAAGAAACCACTACGGATGAACCGCTGGCAGATGACAAACTTCAGGCGCTGGCAGAAGCGTTAAATAATATTGAAACGCGCGTTGCAGCCATTGAATCGCAACTGGCGTCAACGCAGGAAGATGTTGAAGCCATCGCGGATGTTGTGGATACGCAGGAATTTGCCACGTTACGTGACAACATCGGCGCAGTGATTAAAAACTTTGGCAAGCTGGATAATAAAATCACCCAGTTGCCTAAGCACCATCGCGGCGATAATCCAAAAGGTCGCAAATTCAAATTTATTTAATTCCGCGCCTGTCAGGGGAATATTAATTCGCTTAATTGCGAGAGGATGATTTATGCAATTAAACCAACGTGCGAGCCAGTTTATTGACGCTTACGCCTCCGGTCTGGCGAGCCATTACAGTGTCAGTAACCCGTCACGCGCATTCAAATTAACTGACCCGCAGGAAACAAGCCTGCGCGCCGCCTTGCTGGAGTCGGTTGAGTTTCTCGACATGATCACCGTCGCGGACGTAGACCAGCTGAGTGGCCAGGTCGTTTCGGTGGGCGCGTCAGCACTGCACACCGGGCGCGTGGCCGAAGGACGTTTTATCAAGCGTGTCGGCGTGGACGGCAATGAATACAAGCTGGTCGAGACCGATTCATGCGCCGCGCTGCGCTGGGATCTGCTCTCACTGTGGGCCAACGCCGGTGACGAAAACGAGTTTTTCGAGCTGGTTCAGACGTTTTCCAATCAGGCGTTTGCGCTGGATATGCTGCGCATCGGTTTCAACGGCAAGACGGTTGCAGCAACCACTGATGCAGATGAAAACCCGAACGGTGAAGACGTCAACATTGGCTGGCATGCGCGCATGAAAGGCTTTGAAGGCGGCCAGCAGATTATCACTGACCCCGTCTCGCTGGACGACGCCGGTGATTATCACTCTCTGGATGCAATGGCCTCCGATCTGATTAACGCCAAAATCCCGGCGCAGTTCCGCAATGACCCGCGTCTGGTGATTCTTGTTGGTGCCGATCTCGTCGCGGCAGAGCAGTACCGCCTGTATCAGAAAGCCGACAAGCCGACGGAAAAAATCGCCGCGCAGATGCTGGGCAACACCATTGCCGGGCGCACCGCCATTATCCCGCCGTTTATGCCGGGCAAGCGCATGGTGGTGACGCCGCTCTCTAACCTGCACATCTACACGCAGCGCGGCACGCGCCAGCGTAAGGCAGAGTTTGTTGAAGACCGTAAGCAGTACGAAAACAAGTACCTGCGAAATGAAGGCTACGCCGTTGAGGTGCCGGAGCTGTACGCGGCCATTGATGAAGACGCCGTGACCATTGGCAAAGTCACCGAGCCGGTTGAGGGCTGATAAATGAGCCTTTCACCCGCACAGCGTCATAGCCAGCGCGTGGCCATGCAGCAGCAGCTGGCGCGCCTTGAGTCGGTTAACACGGCTAACAGCCTGCATACGCAGGTGCAGGAAATCACCGCAGACGTTGAGCGCCTGCGCAACCTGCAAATGGTGGCCGAGCGTGTGGAAATGAAGCGCACGGAGTTGCTGCCGAAGTGGATGCCAACGGTTTTGAGCTATCTGGAGCTGGGCAAGCCCTACGCCAACCCGGTGTTTGCGTACTGCATCATCTGGCTGTTTGACGTGGGCGATTACGATCAGGCGCTGGACTGGGCAGACATCGCGATTGAGCAGGGGCAGGAAACGCCGGGCAACTTTAAGACCCGTTTCCCGGCATTCGTGGCCGATCAGATGCTGGCGTGGGCGGAGCAGGCAAGCCAGGCGGGTGAAGACTTAGAGCCGTATTTCTCACGCACGTTTGAGAACGTGACGCAGCGCTGGCGGCTGCACGAAGAGATCACCGCCAAATGGTTCAAGTTTGCCGGGCTGCTGATGCTGCGCGACGAATCAGGACAGGCGCGGGCGACGGCGATTGACAACGTTGAGACGTTGTTGAGCGCTGATCGGCTGCTGGCGGCCGCCGAGGCGAAGTATCGCAAGGTCGGGGTGGGCACGATGCGTAAAACCATTGCGGCGCGTATTCGCGCACTCCAGACCCCGTAACGACTACCGCAAGCCGGGTGGGCGCGGATGAGGGCAGAACACGCAGTGTAATGCGCCGCGGATTCCGGTCAGCCCACCTTTTTACGGAAAATTTTATGTTCAGTGGCAAGCCGATTGAGTTTCAGGACAGCCCGCTGGTTAACGACGGTTTCTGGCCAGACATGAATCTGGCGGATTTTCAGCAGGGCCGCAGCATACCGGCAGACGTTGACGCCGGAACGGTGGGCGAAGCGCTGCTGAATGCCGCCGCCGAAGTTAACAGCCAGCTGGCCAGTGTGCAGAGCAGGCACCGGCAGGCCGGACATCAGACCGCCGCTGACGTGCCGGGCGTGAGCCTCGGCGGAAATAACCAGCTGACGGCGCAGTACAAAAAAGCGGTGTATGCCAGGGCAAAAGCTGACCTGTTAGGTGAGTTTGCGTCAGTTGGCCGCCGCGATTCGCATCCAGGACAGGAGAGCGAAGAAACGCGCAAGGGATTGCTGACGGAAGCGGCGATGGTGATTCGCCAGATTAAAGGGCTGAAGCGCGCAACAGTGAGGGTGGTGAAGTGAGCTATCAAAGCCAGCTGGATTCGCTGACCAGTTTCATTAAATCCAGCGTGCCGCCGCGCGCCATGCTGTCCTTCAGCAGTGAAATGACCGGTCTCAAAACCGTCCCGGCGGCTAAGGAGCTGGGGCTGGGGCAGGTGAGGCTTTCCGTCATCCGCTACGACGCGGAACTGATGTGGGAGCGCTTCCCGTTTCGCGAGTGCGATCCGCGTCTGCTGATGGCGCTGATTGAGGTCTGGCTGGCAGAGGACAGCGCCGAGCGTGAGCTGTTCAGCCAGATTGGCATCACCAGCGCCGATCCGGACTGGGACATTGAGCTGATTGACGAAGAAAACGCCATCGTCACGGTAACGGTGCCAATGGCGGAATCACTGGTCATTGTGCCGGATGACAGCGGGCCAGTTCCCTATCAGGGCGCGCGTTACCGTCTGGCTGACCCGGAAATCTGGACGGCACTGAGCGCACTGGTTTACGCGCCGGGCGGTGATGTGCCGGGAGTAGCGGAGTGATTATCGGGGCAGAGCTTGACCGCTCGCAGCTGCGTGAACTGCGCAAGGCGCTGGCCGAACTGGAGTTGCCAAAGAAAAAGCGGCAGCGGCTTATCTGGCGTCTCGCTAAGTACGGCGTGATACCGGCGGCGAAGCGCAACGTGCGCAATCAGCAGTCACCGGACGGGACGCCGTGGCAGGGCCGTAAAACGCGCCGCCGGGGCAAGATGCTGCGCAACCTGCCGAACCTGCTGCATATCCGGGAAATGCCGGAGATTGAGGCGGTACGCCTCTACCTTCAGGGCGGCGGCTATCGCAACGGGCAGAATCCCGTCCCGGCGGGCGTTATCGGCTACGCGCAGCAGGAAGGTATGAAAACAACCGTCCGGGCGCGCAGCGTCAGCAGACCGTCACCGGCGGGAAAAATGGCCACGCTGAAGCAGGCCAAACGGCTGCGCAAGCTGGGCTACAGGGTGAAGAAGGGGAAGCGCTGGCGAAAGCCGCCGTTTAAGGAAATTACCGAAACGCTGGGTTTTGCGCAGGCGGGGCTGCTTATCCGCAAGCTAAGCGGCAGGCCGGTCAAAACAGCCTGGTCGATTGACCTGCCTGCGCGTCCGTTTGTCGGCATGAGTACTGAAGACTTCAATAAGGCGCTGGCGCGCCAGCTACAGGCCATCGGCTACGGCTGGGACGTTAACGCTTAATAAATCAGGGGAAGGGTATGTGGCCAAACGTCACGATTAATCAGTTAAACCAGCTTCAGGGCGAAACGGCTGACATTGAGCGCACGCTGCTCTTTGTTGGTAAGGGAAAGAAAAACACCGGCAAGGTGCTGCCGGTCAACACGCAGACGGATTTTGATGTGCTGTTGGGCGCGGATGATTCTGAGCTGAAAAGCCAGGTGATCGCCGCGATGAATAACGGCGGCCAGAACTGGTCTGCTTACGTCTGGTTGCTGTCTGAAGACGCCGAGCCGCAGGCATGGGCGGAAGCCGTTGAAAAATCGCAGCTGGCCGCGTCGGTTGAAGGCGCTGTGGTGTGCATCGACGTTGCCGACAAGGCGCAGATTAACGCCGCCGCCACGCTTCGCAACACGCTGCTGGCGAAATACGGGCGCTGGGTGTGGTTCATTCTGGCCGTGGCAGGGCCGGAAGGGGAAGAGACCTGGGCGGATTACGTCACGCGTCTGGCCGCGCTTCAAAACGGCATTGCGTCCAGCGCGGTGCAGCTGGTGCCGCGCCTGTGGGGGAATGAGCCAGGCGTGCTGGCTGGTCGCCTGTGCAGTCGTGCCGTCACCATTGCCGACAGCCCGGCGCGCGTGAAAACCGGCGCGCTGCTGGATATGGGCAGCGATGATTTGCCGATTGATGGCGCGGGCGAGCCACTTGATCTGGCCACTCTTCAGGCGCTGGAAAAACTGCGCTACAGCGTGCCGATGTGGTACCCGGATTACGACGGCTTTTACTGGGCTGACGGGCGCACGCTGGACGTGGAGGGCGGTGATTATCAGGTGATTGAGTATCTGCGCATTGCCGACAAGGTGGCGCGCCGCGTGCGCCTGCTGGCCATTGCCCGTATTGCCGATCGCTCGATGAATACCACGCCGGGCAGCATTGCCGCAACGCAGCAGAACTTTGCAAAGCCGCTGCGCGAAATGTCGCAGTCCGTCCAGATTAACGGCATCCGCTTTCCCGGCGAGGTGAAGACGCCGCTGGATGGTGACGTCACCGTCAGCTGGAAAACGGCCAGCAAGGTGGAAATTTATATCGTGATGCGCCCGGTTGAATCACCGAAAGAAATCACCGTGGGACTGGTGCTTGATACCAGCATCAACAAAAGCGAGGTAGCAGCATGAGCCAGCGTATCAGTGGCCAGTCGTTTGACGTGAATATTGACGGGGAAATGCTCCACGTTGAAAAAATCTCTCTCGATGTCACGGATAACACCGCCGCCGCATCAACGCGCGGCGTGCCGGATGGTTTCACCGCCGGTGACGTGGCCGGAGAGGGTGAGATTGAACTCAGCAGCAAGGTGTTCCAGCAGCTGACGGCGAAAGCCAGAGCGGCGGGTTCATGGCGCGGCATTGATGTGGTCGATTTCCTGTTTTACGCGAAGGTGGGCAGCGAAGAGGTCAAGGTGGAGGCGTTCGGCTGCAAGCTGATTATCAGCAACATCCTGGACATTGATCCGAAGGGCGGCGCGCTGACCACGCATAAGGTGAAGTACTTCGTCACCAGCCCGAAATTCATCAACATCAACGGCGTGCCGTATCTGGAGTCGTCGGCAACGGAAAGCCTTATCAGCTAAGGAAGCAGTAATGCAGGAGCACGAAAAAAGCCTATACACCCTGCTTGTGATGGGGGCGCTGATTGCACTGGGGAAGGTGCTGGCCAGCGATGAAAAAATCACGCCGCGTCTGGTAATCGGGCGCGTGATCCTCGGTTCCGCCATTTCCACGGCGGCAGGTGCGGCGCTGATTCAGTTCCCGGATATTTCGCCGGTGGCCATCAACGGGCTGGGCGCAGGGCTGGGGATTCTGGGGTATCAGTTCTGTGAATTATGGCTGCGCCGCCGGTTAGGTGGCGATAAACGGGAGACAAAAGAGTGACGCTATCGGAAAAACAGCAGCTTTTCACTGCGCTGATTGCGCAGCTGATCACCTTTGCGCAGGACAATGGCATGCGCCTGACGTTTGGCGAGGCTTACCGCACGCCGGAGCAGGCGGCGCTGAATGCAAAGAACGGCAGCGGCATCAGTAACAGTCTGCACACGCAGCGGCTGGCGGTGGATTTTAACCTCTTCGTTAACGGCCAGTACAAAACCCGCACCGAGGATTACCAGGCGCTGGGAGAATACTGGGAATCGCTGGGCGGCAGCTGGGGCGGGCGCTTTAAAAAGAACCCGGACGGCAATCACTTCAGCCTGGAGCATAACGGGGTGCGCTGATGGCCAGACAGGTTCTGTTTGCGATTGCCGGTCTCGCGCTGGCGTTCTGGGCAGGCTGGACGAGTGCAAACTGGCAGCGCGACAGCGTGGAACTGATGGCCGAACGTGCCGCCGGGCTGGCCGCCGATAAGGCGCGCAGTGAGTTGCAGGGCGTGGCCAGCGAATCGGCCAGAGCGCTTGAGGTAAAACTGGAGGAGTTAAAAGGTGCGATCCCCGACGGATTACGCACTGAAGTGGTTAAGCCTGTTTTTACTAACGTGTGCGTGTCTGATGACTTTGTCCGCATGTACAACGAAGCCAGCGAAAAAGCAGAGCGTACCCTTTCAGGAAAATCTAAAAACTAAATGCCCGGTTAATCTTCCACGATTACAGGGAAATGACGGCAGAGCAGCAGCGGAATTATTAACGACGTGGGTTGAACTTTATTCAGCCTGTGCGGCTCGCCACAATCTGATTGTTGATGAAATTATATTAAGAGAGAAAAAGAACCATGAGTGAAAAATTAATTGAAATGAAAATTGCGGGTAAAGACGTTTCTTTTTCCCCGAACGTCACCGCCTATAACAAATATATCAACGAAATCACGATGGGAAATAAAGTTTCCCCGGCGCATAACTTTCTGGTGCGCATCGTAACGCCGGAAACAAAGGAAGCGCTAACAGAGCTGCTGGAGCGTCCCGGTGCGGCTTTACAGATTGTGGGTAAGGTTCTGGATGAATATACGCCGGAACTGGAAATCACCGTAAAAAACTAACCGAGCGGGTTCGTAATATTGATACCAACGGACTCGAACAATATTCAATTTTACGCCGTCGCTGGCTTCCCGGTGAGGAAGACAGTTTAGACAGCCTTTCCGCCGCGTTGTGGCTTGATAACCGTTACTGGGAAAACCAGCGCATTGCCGTCGCCAACGGCATCGCGCTGGCACTTAAGGGAAGCGAATGAGGCAGCTGGAATTTACGTTAGCGCTGATCGACAAAGTGACGCGGCCGCTGCGACAGGCGCAGGCAGGCGTGACGGAGTTTGCGGATAAATCCCGCGCCTCATTCCAGCGGGTTGCCGTGGGCGGGGCGGCGTTGTGGGGCGTCGGGCAGGCCATTAAGGGCGCGCTTGGCCCGGCGATTGAAATGTACGACGCGCTTCAGGAGCAGTCAGCGCGTGGCATTGACAGTTCAGCGCTGAAGCAGGTGGAGAAAGACGCGAACACCTTCGCCATGACCTACGGCAAAAGCGCGGTGGAGTTCGTGCAGTCAACGTCCAGCATTAACGCGGCCATTGGCGGACTTACCGGCACCGAGCTGCCCAAAGTCACGCAGGTGGCCAACCTGATGGCGGCGGCGGTGGGCAGTTCGGCGGCGGAGTCGGCGGAGTTTCTGGGCCAGATGTTTGGCAACTTCAGGGAAGAAGCGGACAGGCTGGGCAAGGTGCAGTTTGCCGAGCAGCTGGCTGACAAAATGGCGTTTATGCGCCAGCGCTTTGGCGTGGAAATGGGGCTGGTTAAAGACCTGATGGAAGGCGCGCGCGGCGTCGGCACAAACTATGGCGTCGGGCTGAATGAGCAGCTGGCCGTGATGGGTGAGCTACAGCGCACGCTGGGTTCAGAGGCGTCCGGCGCGTATGAAGGCTTTCTGACCGGAGCCGAAGACGGTGCCAAAAAGCTGGGGCTGAGCTTTAAAAATTCGGCTGGCCAGATGCTGTCTATGCCGGAGATCCTGACCAAATTACAGGGCAAATACGGCGACAGCATCGCCGGAAACGTGGAGGCGCAGAAGGCGCTGGATGACGCGTTCGGTGACAGTTCGGCGGTGGTCAAGCAGCTGTGGGGCAACGTCGGCACGCTTCAGCGCAACATTACCGAGCTGGGCGGGAGCGACGGGCTGAAGCGCACGCAGGAAATGGCCGCGAAGATGGTGAAGCCGTGGGACAGGTTCATTGAAATCCTGACGGCCATCCGGCGCGTGATCGGGATGACGCTTATCCCGGTGCTGTATCCGCTGCTGAACCGCCTGGCGGATATGGGGCAGACGTTTGCGCGCTGGATGCAGATGTTCCCGAACATCGCGCGCGTGGTTGGTTATGTTGCGCTGGCGGTGCTGAGTTTTGCCGGAGCCGGTGCGCTGGCCAATATCGTGATGGGCGTGGGCGGCTTCGTGATGGTCGGGCTGACGGCCATCTGGCGCGGTCTGCTGCTGGTGACAAAGCTGTACACCGGGGCGCTGTGGCTGGCGCAGAAAGCCACGCTGGCTTATGCCGCTGTCATGCGCACACTGCGCGGCGTCCTGCTGGCGGTACGCATGGCGGCCATGCTGACCGGGACGGCCATTAACTTTATGAGCTGGCCCATTCTGCTGATCGTCGGCGCGATTGCGCTGCTGGGTGCCGGTTGCTACCTGCTGATTTCTCACTGGGATGCGGTGAAAGCGGCGGTAATGGATACCGCAGCCTTTCAGGTGGTGACGGCGGCGATTGAATACGTGGCCGGGGTGTTTGGCAAGGCGTGGGCCTCCATCAAAGACGGCTGGAATAGTTTCGTCGCGCTGCTGGCCGGGTTTTCCGTCACGGCGACGTTAGGCGGCATGGCGTCCGGGATTATGAAGTTGTTCGCCAATTTATGGGACAGCATAAAGCAGACGGCGCTGAGTTCGCTGAACTGGATTATTTCAAAGCTTAATAAAATTCCCGGCATTGATATTTCGGAGCTGGGGGCACCCGTGCCGACGCCGCCGGTCATGGAAAATAACTTATCTACCGGCGGCCAGCTTAAAGGCATAGATTCCGGTGGCGTGAGTAAAACCATTAACAGCAATAGTCGCGCCGTCACGGATAACAGCCGCCGGATTGATAAGGTGGAAATTAATATGGCGAACGGAATGACGCCGCAGCAATTAGCCGAGTGGCAGGAGCTTGCCGGATGAGTGAATTACTTTATATCGACCTGCTTATTGAGAATGGCGACTTTGTTTTAAATACGGGTAATGAACCCGTGACGTGTAATAACCGCAAAAGTATTCAGCAGGATATTGCGCACGCCATTCTTGAATCCGGCCTGCTGACCGAAATGATCGCAGAGAGAAGCCCGACATTGCGCGCCGATATTCTGACGCGTCTTGAGCTGCTGATTGAGGACGATGAGCGGATTATCCCCGGCACCATTGAGCTGACCGAGGAAACGCTTTCCCGCCTCTGGGTGACGGCCAGCACGTATGAGTTCGGCGCTATTTCTTACGGAGTGGATATATGACGGAAAAGCCGCAGGTTGATTTTACGGAGGTGGTGAAGGCCAGCGGGATGCCGGTGACGGATGCGGAGCTGCGCGCGAAGTTCACCGCGATTGCAGCTGAAGAGGGGCTTATCACCAACACATCCCGCATGTCGCCATTCTGGCGGCTGGTCACGGCCATTATTACCGCGCCGGTGCTGTGGCTGGTCGATGTGCTGGTGAACACCGTGCTGGCCAATATGTTTGTGGCCACCGCCAGCGGCAAGCTGCTGCGCCTGCTGGCATGGGCGGTGAACGTGACCGCCAAACCGGCGAGCCGTGCGGAGGGCGTGATCCGGTTCTGGAAAGAAAACGCCGGTGCTGAGGTGATGGTGACGGCAGGCACGCGGGTTCTGACCGAGCGCATCAACGGCGTGGTTTACGAGCTGGTCACGACGGGTGATTTTACGATTGCGTCAGGCGTGGGCAGCGCACTGGTGCCGGTCAGGGCAACACAGGCCGGGGCCGCGTACAACCTTGCGCCGGGGTATTTCCGCATCCTGCCGGTGGCCGTGTCCGGTATCACGCACGTTGAAAGCGAAGAAGACTGGCTGACGGTGCCGGGAGCAGATGAAGAAAGTGACGACGAGCTGCGCGAGCGCTGCCGCAATCAATTTAACCTGGTCGGCAACTATCACACCGACGCGGTGTACCGCTCAATGATCGCCGGGGTAGTGGGGCTGAGCATTGACCGCATTTTCTTCCTGCATGACGCACCGCGCGGGCCGGGAACGGCAAACGCGTATCTGCTTCTGGATTCGGGTGTGGCATCCGGGCCGTTTATTACGGCGGTAAATGACTACATCAACACGCAGGGCCACCACGGCCACGGTGACGATATGCAGTGCTTCGGCATGCCGGAAACGCAGCACGATCTGAACGTGGTGCTGTATCTGAAAGACCCGGACAACATGACGCAGGAGAATCAGGCGCTGCTGAAGAGAAACGCCGGAAATCTTATCCGCTGTGCCTTCAGGGAAAACGCGGATTACACCGTCAGGAAAACGTGGCCATACGGACGCTTTTCGTTCTCAAACCTCGGGCGGGAAATTCACAAAACCTTCCCGGAGGTAGATTCCATCGCGTTTTCACTGGCGGACATCGTGAGCGAATTAAGCGTGCCGCGCCTGAAGAGTCTTAACGTGAGCATTGAACATGACTGATTTCATGAAAAAGCTGGCCGGGCTGAGCCTGCCAACATGGATGAAAAAGGGCGAACCGAAAAAGCTGCTGAAAGCGGCGCGGAAATTCTGGGCGCTGGTTTACGGCTGGGTAACGTGGCCGGTGAGCCAGTTCGATCCGCTGACCTGTGCTGAGCCGCTGCTGAACCTGCTGGCCTATGACCGCGATATTACCCGCTTCAACGGTGAACCGCTGGCGCTATACCGCAAGCGGGTGGCTTATGCCTTCATTAACGCACGGGATGCCGGTTCGGTGGCGGGGTTTATCAGCATCTTTGAGCGGCTGGGTATCGGGTATGTTGAGTTGCTGGAGCGCCAGCCGGATATCGACTGGGACGTGATTATTGTTCGCGTGACTGACAGCCAGATAGCCGATAACGCGCAGCTTTTGATTCAGATAATCCGGCAGTACGGCAGAACCTGCCGCCGCTATCAGTATGAAGTCATTACGTCAGAGCATTTTTACATTCGGGCCGGGTGGGACCAGGGCGAATACGTTGTATATCCGGCAAAGCTTGCCGGTACGGAAACCGGCAGCGCAACGTTCAGCGCGAGTATTAAGGAGTAGTTATGTCACAGACCGTTATCACCACGGCTTTTGAGCAGTGGAAAGCACGCCAGGCTGAAAGTGGCGAACCGGTTTTACTGGATGAATTTATTTTCGCAAGCGTGCCGGGATTAGACCCGAATGCGCCGATTGACCGCAGTGAAGGCATTCCCCCGGCGGTGCAGATTGTGCACCGTCAGCCCGTAAATCGTAAGGGCGTGGTAAATGACAATGCGGTGGTGCACTCCGCCGTGCTGGGTGCTGACGTGGGTGATTTCACATTCAACTGGATTGGCCTTGTGAACAAAGCCAGCGGCACGCTGGCCATGATTGTGCACGCACCAGAGCAGCAGAAGCTGAAGACCAAAGACGGCCAGCAGGGGAACGTGCTGACCCGCTCTTTCCTGATGGAATACAGCGGCGCGCAGCAGGAAACCGGCATCAGCACACCGGCGGAAACGTGGCAGATTGACTTCACGGCGCGCATGGCGGGAATGGACGAGCGCCAGCGGCTGGAAAACACAGATATTTACGGCCCCGGCGCGTTTTTTGGTGACGGCTGGCTGGTCGGCAAATCTGGCAGTCAGTATTACGTTACACGCGGTGCGGGTTACGTGGGTGGGCTGCGCGCGCAGCTGGACGCGAATCAGAATATTACCGTGGGCGTAAAGCCGGTAAAAGTCTGGCTGGACGTGTGCTGGAGCGGCGCCCTGACCAGCGTCTGGGGTGTGCAGAGTGTAGTCACCATTGCCGACGACTTAACCGGCTATGAGCAGAACGGGGTGAAACACTACGTATTCCCGCTGGCCAGCATTGATTCGGCGGGGGTAATAACCGATCTGCGTCCTAAAGGGAGCCTGAGCGATCAGCAGGCGAACAGTGATTTTGTGCGCAAGGATAAAAATCTGGCTGACTTAAACGATAAAGCGAAATCACGTGAATCGCTGAGCGTTTACAGCAAGCAGGAAGCTGATGCAGCCGATAAGAAGTCGCTGGATGCAGCGCAGCAGGCAAATGAAAATGCCAGTAACCGCGTCGCAAAAAATGGCGACACGATGACCGGGCCGCTGACTTCAACCTATGTGGATGCGCTGAGGCTTAGGCAGACTAAACGGTCATTCATTTTTCGTTTTGATGGAAGCAACTTTTATCTGCTGAAAACAAAGGAAAACGATCCTGATGGCTCATGGGATGACGCGCGGCCAATTACCGTCAACGCGAATAGTGGGGAGGTGTCACTGGGGCCAACCCGAGTTAATGGAGACCTTCGCGTTGGCGACAAGGGCGCATGGATGGCGTCGGACGGCAATATATGGGGAACCCGATGGAATGCTAACGGACAATGGCTGTGGGATGCCATCAGTCAGAATGTTCAGAGCGTCTTAAGCAGGGCAAACGACGCATGGAATAAAGCGAATGACGCGCAGGTTAACCGCGTCACGGCTGGCTGGGTAGATGGTAACTATCTGCCAAGAGGGCAGAACGAAAACACGATCGGCACGTTCGTTATGGCGTGGAGCAACACCGGAAATGTGGATTTCAACAACGTGGTTTCGGGAGGGAATCTTTTCCCGTCAACGGCTGACGGCAGTCACGTAGGGTGGAGCCTGCCGGGTTCATGGCGCTGCTGTGGAGCCATGAGAACGACTAACGATGCGCACCGCGTATCGCTGTGGCAGAGGGTGGCATGATGACAGAAGCCTCAGACGTAGAAATTAATATTGATGTTAAAAAGCCGCGAAGCGTAGACACGGATATTTCTGTAGATGTGGATATAAGTATTAACGGCGCTGATTTTATCCCCTTTACGGCAATGCCGGGTGACAGTGCAGGCCATGAAATTTACCTCAAGGCGCTTAACGGTGATTACGGAAAAATCACGCTTTCACCGGGGCCGGATTATCTCTGGTCAGGGCGCAAATGGGTTGCCAATCAAATTACTGATTCAGTAAACGAACCAGAGTTGATTAAACAGCAACGACTTGCTGAAGCATCGGCAGCTATCGCACCCTTGCAGGACGCGGTTGATCTGGGAATGGCCACGGATGCCGAAATCGCTATGTTGCAGGCATGGAAAACCTATCGTGTATTGCTGAACCGCGTCGATACAAGTAAGCCCGTATGGCCGGAGGTGCCAGGTGTGGCGTGAGGCCCGGCTGGCTTTTTCAGACGCCGTAGCGGCGGCTGATTGTTCCATTATTCCCGCGCATCCGTGGATATACGGGCTTGGCCAGCCGACAGAAAATGGCGTTTACCTGAGTCCGGGAAATGCCATCAACTGGCTGGCAGCAAAGCTTGCTGGATTGAGCGGTCAGGCCGAGGTGATTATTTTCATGGTGTCTGGTCAGACGCACGCAAACTTTATGTCTGCACTGGTCGGGCTGGCTGATGTATTTCCGGCACCGGCGTTTACACAGGCTAAGCGTCTGGCCATGTCTTCAGCCACGCTGGCGCTGGATAAAATGCAGATCCCCGCGCGTGCTGCCAGCGTAATACCGCCATCCGTACCGCTTTCTGTTCCAACAAGCCGCACGGCGCTGGCCGCCGCCGCAATACGCCGCGCGCAGGATGATGCCGTAGCCGGTGTGAGCCTTGAGCAGGTAAAGCAGCAGTTAAGCGCGTTCGGGCAAAAACGTGATGCCATGCTGGCAGACATAGCTGCAGGTCTGGGGGATCTTCAGGGAAAAAGTGCGCGGGCATGGGTATTTACCGGGCAGGGCGCTTTGACCAATACACTGGTGCAGCTGCAAAAGGACATCCCGCAGCCTTCTGCCGTTTATACGGCGGCCATGATGCTGGTCGGGGACAATCTTGAAGGAATAAGGAGCATGATCCATGAGTTCGAACCCGACGCTGGCGCTTAACGGTGAAGGCATCCCGCTTAAAAATATGCGTGTAACGGTGTCCATGCAGATTCAGGACAAAGACCAGTCCGGACAGACCAGCGCTACGACGAAGGCAGAGCAGGGCGTAAAGGGCAAGGAACTGCGCATTTCAGGCGAAATCGGCTTCAGCAATGCCGCTTTGCTTAAACGAATTTTTGAACTCGCTTCGGCAGCGGATGCCAGCGGAGTGCGCCAGAAATACCGCGTTGCGCATGAGGTCGCGCGTGCCGTGAGCTTTCGTGAAGCGACGTTTACCGGCAACGTCGATGCGCCGCAGCAGGAAGGCAAAATGGCATGGCTGGTAACGTTCACGCTCACCGAGCACGTCAGCGTGCAGGAAAAGCGGGAAGCGCGGGCCAGCGGAAAAACCACGGCCACCAAGCAGACCGGCGGCGCAACGGCTGGCGGTGGAAACGCAGCAGGCGAAAGCGAAGAGAAAATGACGTGGTTTGAGCGCAGGGTGCTTAAGCCGGTCAACGATGCACTGGAATAACGATGAAATCTTTAATCCGACTTTATCTCTCAACCGATGAGGTACATCTGGCTGATGCCAGTCTGGTGCTGGAGCTTAACAGCTGTGGCCGGGGCTTTATTACCGCGCAGACCCAGACCGATTACACCGGCAAAATGGTGCGCATCGACGTGGGCTACCCCTCGCTGGTTCTGCGCTGGTTTACCGGCTACGTTGAGCGCTCGCAGCCAGCGGAGAGCGGCTTTCAGCGCCTGTTTGTGCGTGAGGTGTGCGGCGTGTTTGATCGCAACTGGCCGTGCTCTTTTCAGCATCCCACGCTGCGCCAGATTGCCGCCTGGCTGGAAGAAAACAGCGGACTTACTTTCAGCGTGCCGGATGCCGCTTACAGTGATAAGCCTATCCCACACTTTACGCACAGCGGCACCGGCTTCCAGCTGCTGGGCAATCTGGGCAAAGCCTTCGGTATTAACGATTACGTCTGGTATCAGATGCCGGACGGCGGCGTATACGTGGGCGGGGCGGAAAAGTCGCTGTTTGCTGGCAAGCCGGTAGACGTGCCGGCGGAATTCAGCCAGGGCGCGGCGGGCGGCAATTCTATGATTGTGCCGCTAATCCAGAGCGTGCGGCCCGGCGTTGAGCTGAACGGCCAGCGCGTGACGAAAGTGCAGCTGAATAATGACATCATGACGATCACCTGGACGCCGCGCAACCGAGCAACCGGACAGGCGTTGCAGAAGACGCCCATTCAGCGTCAGATTGAAAGTCAGTACCCGGAGCTGGCCAGCGGGCTGCATTTGCCAAAGTTTGCGCGCGTAGTGGCACCCAGCGAAGCAGTGAAAAGCGGTAACTTTGCCGACCCGTTCAGACCGCGCTACGCCGTTGATCTTCAGCTGCTAGACGCCGACGGCAAGCCTGACGGCACCACGCCGGTTTATCCTGCCGTACCGCTGCCCGTGCCGATGGCCGGTAATGACTCCGGCATGTTCCAGTTTCCGCCTGAAGGCACGCTGGTTGAAGTCGGATTTAACGGCGGGCGTCCGGATAAGCCGTTTGTGCGTCAGACCGTGCCGGACGGCACCAGCCTGCCAGACGTTAAGCCAGGTGAGCAGTTGCAGCAGCAGCGCGAAGAGGTATCACAGCGCGTCACGCAATCGGGTGACTGGGAGCGCAAAACCGATCAGGTTATTCGGGAAACCTCTATGGCGCGTGAGGTGAAGGCCGACAGTGAAACGCGTGAGCTGGTCAGCCGCGAAACGACGGTGAAGGCCGCCGATAAAACTACCGTGATTGGCACTGCCACGCTGCTGGCCGGTGCCATTCAGCAGGTTACAACGGGAAGTTACACCATGGGCGTTAAGGGCGATCATCTGATTACAGTGGGCGGTGACGCTGAATCTGACATCACAGGAAAAGCCGCACTCACCGTGGGAAAGGAACTGGTTGAGAAGATTGGCCAGCTAAGGCAAAGCGTTGCCGGTACGCGTCAGGAAATTATCGCGCCGGTGGTGTGGATTGGTTCAGAGCAAATCAACGTGGCGCAGCTGATGCTGGATACCGTTGAACTTGTCAGGCAGCTTGCCGAGCAGCTGGCCAGTCATACGCATCCGTCTACGGGCCAGCCAACAAACAGCGCAGTAATAGCGCAAAGTGCCACGCAGGCCACGGCATTGGCCGCTAAATACTCACCCGTCATAGGTTAATCACCATCGCTTTTTAGCCCGCTAACTCAGCGGGTTTTTTATGCCTGTCACCAGACCGCACAGAACGCCTCTAGAGCGCCGCACCGGCGCAACCATTCGATGTATTACCTTCATTTGGATCGCGTGCGCAGCGTTGCGCTGGCGCAGCGACAGCCCGACAAAATAAACGTCTCACCGACAAAAACGGCGCTACACCGCACCCGCCTGCGGGTTTTGCATCGTAAAAATTTTTCAGTTTTATTTTTGTATAAATCGGTACGCCAGAGCGCGCCGCTGCTGGCTATCTGCCGGAGTTTTACAACTGGAAACATTGAAAAGAATTTCAGTTTTTTTCAGTTATTTGGATCTCGAATGGATCCCGAAAAAAATATATGTATATGAAAATTATGAATATTTAAATTTTTTGTCAGTTTGCGGATCACATGAGGATCTCAGATGGTGAACGCTGATATACCAGGAAGCCTAGCACGGCAAGGTGTGAGAGAGGGGTTGTGGATTTTATGAGACTGAAAAGTATGCTCCTTAGTAATACTGTTATTATATACAGCATGAGATTAAGGTGAGGGCTTTCACATGAAGCGAATTTCAATTAATGGCGCACTCTTTCTGTTTATGTCGCGAGGTGAAAAACTTACTGAGCAAGCGATCTGGAATGAGTCTTGGGGGCCACACAACAGATATGTACTTTGGCCGCGCGGCGAATTCTGGGATGTGCGGTTTAAGATGGTTAAGAATGGGAAGCTGGAATGGCTGCCAGTTGCGGATAAGCCCTTTTCAAATGAAAGTGAGGCGTGGCAAGCCGCATACAATCATTGGGAAAAACAACTATCTTTACTCAATGGAATACCTGAACTAAATGTTGAGCGAAATTCACTTTAATAAATTCATTCTCTAGGTGTATTCTTTAATTCCTGACGTTAGCCGGGGAGACCTGGCCTCTCTGTACACTCGCCGTATTACGGTTGCCGTAAGGCTACTTTTCGTCGCGTTACGCGGCGTACCGTCACTCGAAGTTGCCGAAGGTTGCGGATGGCCTCTTAAGGGGTCGCCGGGTTATTTAGTTTAGGCTATGCGCTTGCGCTAAGAAACGTCAGGAATGTATAGAGAGAACAAGAATGTCTAATAACACTCTTGGCTTAGTGGGGAAGGTTCTGATTGTGAAAGCAATCATAGAAAGTCTCAATGAGCTTAATGATTTCATTGTGAACTTTCACAACCTTCTTCACGTAGTCCTACACTATCGCATTAACGGAGTATTCTATTGCAATGGAAGCGTGGAAGCATAAATTTGAAATAAAGAAGGATAGATGGGTTCATGTCCCATCAAAGGATATGGTCATATTTGGAAAAAAACTACATAAGTTTATTCGCAGAAAGTGGAATCCTCCTTTTTATTATTATCACCTAAGAAATGGCGGTCATGTTATCGCGGCAAAAAATCACAAACACAATGATTTTTTTAGTGCTATAGATATAAGTAACTTCTTCGAATCTACATCGCAAAGTAGAGTAACGCGTGAGCTAAAAACTATTTTACCCTACAATCAAGCCAGAGAAGTCGCAAAAATATCAACAGTTAGAGTGCCGGGTAGTAAAGATAAAAAATTTTCAATTCCTTATGGTTATCCTCAATCGCCTATTTTAGCTTCGTTCTGTCTCAGAAATTCTTATGTAGGTAACGTCCTCGATTCAATAAATAAAGGCGGATTGATTTTGGTGTCGGTATATATGGATGATATTGTTCTATCCAGCAAGGATTTGAATGTTTTAAATGATGCGTTTAATTTAATTTGTAATGCACTAAAAAAATCTCATTATCAAATTAACATCGATAAGACTCAACCCCCTTCGGAGAAGATAAGAGTTTTTAATCTTGAGTTATCGCATGATCAAATCAAAGTTTGTTCAGACAGATTGATTCAATTCATCCAGGCATACGCTAAAACTCAAAATGAGTTTGAAAGGAAAGGTATAGCTGCTTATATTCGTTCTGTAAATCCCCAGCAAGCTAACCTCCACTTCCCATAAATGTGAGTTCAGAGAAATCTCATTAGCCTTCTATAGTACAATTTCCAAGAATTGAAGTTTTCAAGTTAGTGATTGTTTTTTCAACTATAAAGGGATAGTGTTCATCGGTGATATAAAACTGAATATTACTTCCGGGGGCGTACTCCCCGTCAGCATAAATATCATGTTTTATTGCAGGTGAATAACAATACCTGTATCTCATTATTTCTGGCTCAATATCATAGACATGGTTTTCGTCATTATTTACATCCAAGAATTTACTAATGAGTTTAAAGAACCCTTCAAACTGAGCATCAAATAACTCTTTTACCTCCTTGCGATGTTTCTCTTCAAACAACTTTGTCAGTGATTCCTTATAAATAGGATTTATTGTGCAAAAATATGTGGTTTTATCAATGCTATGAAGAGAAATTATAATCTTACTTTCAAGTAGACCTAAAAAGGCTTCATTATGACCATCTTGATAACGTTCATTTAAATGTATGGCTGAGTCTTTTTTTAGTAACTTTAACAAAATCGCTTTTGCTTGGTGTGAATGCTCTTCAAAGCTTGCTTCAAACAACTGTGCTTTTCTTTCGTTTCGTTTGTTTTTTTCCTCGATGTCATTTAGTTCTTGACGTGTTTTTGCGTCTTTTTCCTTTTTTCTGTTAATTATGTCAGTGACTTTATTAAAAGATTCAAATATCAATGAAATGAATAGGGCTCCTAATGAAAAGCCTATGATAGTAATTATAGTAATTAATAATTCATTAGGAATGTTTAATCCTGATAACTGAGGTTGTATATAAATCCAGCTTAGAACAATTGATCCAGCAATTGAAAGAAGTCTAATTGATGATTTGAATGAAACCAAATTAGATAGCTGGGTCAAAATCGTTGAAAGGGGGTCAGCCATACAGTCTCCATTATTGATTCAACAGGTTTGAACTTAAAGAAGCTTTCAATGCGCACTTGAGCAAATGGAATGTCAGTGCGGATGACGGTTGTAAATTGCTGCAATGCTTTAAAGGCGCGGCCATATCCTCACACGGATTTTGAGGATTTTTTCGATTCATGATTTTTAAAGATAACGTTGGAATCCACTACCGGTATCTAACTAACTAATGAGTAATTATGAGTAATACCACTCATAATTACTAGCAAATCCGCTGCCGCCACTTTGCCGCCACTATAAATATTTTACTGCCTAACCATATGAATTTGTTTAATAAAAAATCATGGTTAAGTACTTTTGCATTTCTTTACCCGTTAAAAATCACACGCCTGCATTAATCATGCTTTACTAGCGGAGCCAGTTCGGTCGCCATCAGGTTGGCGATAAACGGCTGAGCATCCGGATTGGGGTGAATTCCATCCTGCTGCATCCACTCCGGCTTCAGGTAGACCTGCTCCATAAAGAAGGGCACCAGAGGAATGTCGTACTGCTGTGCCAGGCGCGGATAGATCGAGCTAAACGCTTCCGTATAACGACGTCCATAATTAGCCGGCAGACGAATCTGCATCAGCAGCGGCTGCGCTTTCGCGGCTTTCACTTCGTCGATCACTTTGGTCAGATCCGCGGCGATATTCTGCGGCGGGAAACCACGCAGGCCATCGTTACCGCCCAATTCGATTAACACCCAGCGGGGTTGATGCTGTTTTAATAGGCCCGGTAAACGCGCCAGCCCTTGTCCTGCGGTATCTCCGCTGATGCTGGCGTTGACCACTTTGGGCTGCTGTTGCCACTCTTTATTCAGCAGGCTGGGCCAGGCCGCCGTGGCTGACATGCGATACCCGGCGCTCAGGCTGTCGCCCAACACCAGTAAGGTATCGGCGGCGGCGAGTCGGGACACCAGCAGAAGCAATAACAACAGGAAGGGATAATGCCAGCGGAAAACATTGTTGCAGTTCATCATCTTACTAAGTCCGTCGGTCAGGGAGAGCATCAGCTGACCATCCTTACCGGAGTTGAGCTGGTTGTCAAACCAGCTGAGACCATCGCCCTGATTGGCGAGTCCGGCTCGGGCAAATCCACGCTGCTGGGCATTCTGGCCGGACTGGACGACGGCAGCAGCGGCGAAGTGCATCTGCTTGGCCAGCCGCTGCACAGCATGAATGAAGAGCAGCGAGCGGCGCTGCGCGCGCGCGAAGTGGGCTTTGTGTTTCAATCTTTTATGCTGGTGCCGACGCTGAATGCCCTGGAAAACGTGCAGCTGCCGGCGCTGCTGCGTGGCGACAGCGATCGCGAAAGTCGCAGCCAGGCGGTGGAACTGCTGACGGTGCTGGGCTTGAAAGATCGTCTGCACCATCTGCCGGCCCAACTTTCGGGCGGCGAGCAGCAGCGTGTGGCGCTGGCGCGTGCCTTTAGTGGTCGCCCCGGCCTGCTGTTTGCTGATGAACCCACCGGCAACCTTGACCGTAAAACCGGCGATCGTATCGCCGATCTGCTGTTCTCCCTCAACCGCGATTTTGCCACCACGCTGATTCTGGTGACGCACGATGAACAACTGGCGGCGCGCTGCGACCGTCGCTTACGGCTGCGCGACGGCAAGTTGTGGGAGGAGTCATGATTTGGCGCTGGTTCTGGCGCGAGTGGCGTTCGCCCTCGCTGCTGATTGTCTGGCTGGCGCTCACGCTTGCGGTGGCCTGCGTGCTGGCGCTGGGTTCGATCAGCGATCGCATGGAGAAAGGCTTGAGCCAGCAGAGCCGCGACTTTATGGCGGGCGATCGCACGCTGCGCACCACCGCGCCCGCGCCGGAAGCGTGGCTTAACAAAGCGCGTGACGAAGGGCTGTCGGTCAGCAGCCAGCTGCACTTTATGACCATGACCTTCGCGCAAGAGACGCCGCAGCTGGCGGACGTAAAGGCGGTGGACGATGCCTATCCGATGTTCGGCACGCTGCAAACCGACCCGCCGGGCCTACGTCCACAAGCGGGCACGGTGTTGGTCGCACCGCGTTTGCTGGCGCTGTTGAATCTGAAAGTGGGCGACAGCGTGGATGTCGGCGACACCACGCTGCGCATTGCCGGGGAAGTGATTCAGGAGCCGGATGGCGGCTTCAATCCGTTCCAGACCGCGCCGCGTCTGCTGATGAATCTGGCCGACGTAGAGAAAACCGGTGCGGTGCAGCCGGGCAGTCGTCTGAGCTGGCGCTATAAATTCTCCGGCGATCCGGCACCCCTGGCGCGCTATGACAGCTGGATCGCGCCGCAGCTAAAAGCCGATCAGCGCTGGATCAGCGTGGATAATTCGGAAGATGCGCTGGGCCGTTCGATGCAGCGTGCGCAGCAATTTTTACTGCTCTCAGCGCTGCTAACGCTGATGCTGGCGATTGCCGCGGTGGCGGTGGCGATGAGTCATTACTGCCGCAGCCGCTACGATTTGGTGGCAGTGCTGAAAACGCTGGGCGCAACGCGCAAGGCGCTGCAGCGGCTGATTATCGGTCAATGGTTGGCGGTGCTGTTGCTGGCGGCGATTGTCGGGAGCGCCTTAGGGCAGGGCATTGAAGTGATTCTGCTGCTGATGCTGAAACCGGTGCTGCCGGGCGCGCTGCCTGCGGCGAGTTTCTGGCCGTGGCTGTGGGCGATCGGCGCGATGTTTGTGATTTCGCTGCTGGTGGGTTTGCGTCCGTATCGTTTGCTGATGGCGACGCAACCGCTGCGCGTACTGCGGCGGGATGCGGTGGCGAACGTCTGGCCGCTGCGATTCTATCTGCCGGCAATGGCGCTGGTGGTGATTGGCTTACTGGCGCTGCTGATGGGCGGCAGCAAAATGCTGTGGGCGCTGCTGGCGGGCGTGGTGATGCTGGCGCTGCTGCTGGCGTTACTCGGCTGGGGCACCTTGCTGCTGCTGCGTCGGCTGGTGGTGCGCAATCTGGCGCTGCGCCTGGCGATCAACCGTCTGCTGCGTCAACCGGCGATGACACTCAGCCAGCTGGCGGCGTTTTCACTGTCATTTATGCTGCTGGCGCTGCTGCTGGTGATGCGCGGCGATCTGCTGGATCGCTGGCAACAGCAACTGCCGCCGGACAGTCCGAACTATTTCCTGCTGAATATCACCAAAGAGCAGGTGCCGCAGGTGCGCGACTTCCTGGCTGGACATCAGCTTAAGCCGGAAACCTTCTACCCAATTGTGCGTGCGCGCCTGACCGAGATAAACGGC